CTCCGAAGAGATTCGGGGGGCCACCCCGGCGCTTTGGCCGAGTGGCGGAAAAGTTGGAAATTAAAACTGGAAGTTAAATCTGTTGAAAGGTTAGAAGATTTGGGACCGCTCCTCCGGCGATCAAAGCACTGAACGGACGTCCCTGACGGCTCCGAAAACAGCGCGCGCAGTTCCGATTGCTGACATCACCGTCGACCCCATCTTCTCCGCGTCTTGACGCAAAGAATTAATGACCCCCGCTGGCGCGACAGGGATAGGTGTCTGCGCTCTTGACTGAACCGTGTTGAGCGGCCAGCGAGTTTCGAACGTCGCACGAATGGTAGCTGTCCAATCCTGCGCCGTGGCGGCGCCTGGTGGAATGTAGACCATTATCGTTGACATGGGGTGAGGCGCAACACTTTGCGTCGTGAAATGCCCGGCAAACGCGGATGCCGTTTTCGCACCTGCGTAAGCGTTGAACTCCTCGTATTGCACGTTGTTGACAGGGTACGCCACTAGCTTTTTCGGAGACACGAACTCTTGAGCCGACATCATCCTAGAGCGTGGATTGCCAATCAACCAAGCGACGAGGTCTTGCCACTGAGTCCAAGTCATCGACATTGGAAGAGCTGGGATGTATATGCGTTCGCTTATGTTCGCTACGTAGATCCTTCCACCCACGTAAAGGGTGGGGGTTGAATTTACGAGCGTCAGTGACAGCTTACCCGCTCTGACCGAGGTCGGGGTGTCGCTGCCCGGAACGTCTTTTAACAGTGGACAAGTGTGTATGACCTCAGTGGAAGATAGGTTAGACGAGTCCAGAGCAACAGTCAACATCGTGGAGCCTCCATCGCCTGTCTGGGTAGCGAAAATGAGGTAACCAAGCGTGTTACTAATGTTGAACTGGTATCTGAGCATATCCCGTAAATGGAACGCGTGATCGACTGAAAGCAGCACAGGAACTCGAGACCCATGGTCTGGATCCATCCGAAGCATTGACGCCCCGGGCTGTCTCCTGCGACCCGCAGGCAGTCTGCGAGGCCTGGGCTTGTTTGCCGGTGTGGTTTGCGGGCGGCCCGCTTGTTGTTGCGGCTTACCACGCCTACCCTTCCTCCGAGGTTGGGGCTGGGGTCGGCGGGCTGCTCGCTTTGGCTTGGGTTGAGCCATAATCGGTCTTCCTCAAGCGACATTTGCACTTTATTTTGTTGTTTGGGCGCCCTCGCCACCATGGCCTGGGACTTTAGGAGGGCGAGCCTGAAAAACGTTTGCTGACTGCCCAGTGGCACGAAATAGAAGGCGGAAAATTGGAGGGGGGGGTACCCCCGGAAAAACCCCGAGGGGCGGAAAAATGTCTTTCAGTCCCGTGGGTAGCTTTATCATCGGCATTTCAGGGACACCCTTCACCTTCGCCTTTAGAAGGGCTGGTAGGCTGCTTGAACACCGTGGATAGGCCAGTCGTTGGCCACCGCGATCTGCTTGAAGAGCTCGACGTCTGTTGGTGAGTTACGGATTGCGAAAAGGATGCCAGCCAGCTGCTCGCGCTTCACCTCTTTCGCCAAGGCTAGCTTGGCACAAGCCTTGCTAAGGTTGTTGAACCTGGCATGCCAGCCCTCGGCAGTCTTGCGAAATGTGTGGGACGTGAAATCAATGCCCGTGGCCGGGTCGTAAAGGTTGACCAGCTTCTCAACCGGCCCATACGCGGCCAGCGCTTGAACGTGGTCTCGCCCCGCCTCGCGAGCTCCCACGGCGTCATCTCCGGCGACGAACACGTCGTGCACGCCGGCAAAGCGATACGTGAGAGCCCTCATGAAAGAGTTCTGGGCTGAGGTAGAGAGGATTCCGCTGGCCGTGATGCCGGGCACGCATATCTCCCACAAATCATGACCCATGGCTACAACGTGTGCGGAGTTTGCCGCGGCCTCACACAGGCACATCTTCTTGAACAACTCAGGCTCTTTGCCCCTGTAGAGCATGAACCGTCTTGCTGCATCGCAGTAGATGGCTTCCCTGCGCACGCTCATGTCCCAGCCAGAGGCGTCCGCGTCGAACACCTCCAGGCCAGTCGAAATGAGCCGGTCCAGCTCTTGGCCAATTCTTCGAATGCCCTCGTCGTGGTGACCACACCCCACGCCCTGTTGGTGCGAGTACAAATCCTTTTCGCCGTAGGTTTTGGGCCCCTGCTGATACATCGCAATGTCTAGCTTATCTTGCCTCCTGCAAGACAACGACGCGACCGCCACGTCAACCAGGGACGCGCCCCAGATGAGGCGCCACCTACCTTCTGCCGCCTTCTCGGGGGAGTGCGGCTCGTCCTTGATAAATAGAACGCGAGGGTCGGCAAGCCCGAAGCTCACCAACTGCGCGGGGGTCATTTGAGACATCCAGCGCGGGCCCACGGCGATCCTAAGGCACAGGCGGCACCTCGCCAAGTACGAGATGTCTTCCAGGCCTTGTTGGGTCTGCCATTGGCCCTTAGGCCCGGGGATCCAATGCGAGCTCCAGCCAGACGACTTATCCGAATCGAGCGAATCCACAAACCTTGCCACGGCAAGATTGATGTTTTCGAACGCGTTGAACTCGTTCTTAGGGTACTTGGCAACCTCGTCTAGGAAGCGGTCAAACATAGGCCCCTCCTCGGCCTTCAGCTGGTTAACGGTCTCCTCTGGCCACCCGGTTCCCTTGATCTTTTGGAGCTGGACTTCCAGTGACCTCTTCATGTGCGCCGGCCCGTTGGGCGGGGCGACCCATCTTGTGAAGTCCTCACCGCCAGTGTCTATGTTGGCGAGACTCTGGACGTATGTGTCAGGTAACTCTTGTTGCTTCCTGGCCTTTCCATGGTACGGAATGTTACACGCAATCTTCTTGGCCAGGGTCTTGATGCCGTCCTTGGATCGCAGCGATTCCTCAACGGTGACCGCCTCGGCACCCGCGGCGGCGCAATATTGCCTGAACCTTGTATAAGCCTTGTGTTTCCACATGTCCATGTAGTTGACCTGCTGGAGCGCCCTGAGGTCCTTGGCCGTACAATTTAACATGGCCGGTTCAAACTCGACGCATTCCTTCTTTGTCGGTATCTCTGCAAGGCCGAGGAAACCAGCCGCACTGGTCTCTGAGGTCCCGAGGTAGGCGCCTATGCCAAGGCCCACAGCCGCTATGGCTGCCTTGACGGATCGAATGCCGATAGGTTTGACCACCTCATCGTGGAGGGCCTTTGCGTCATCCGTGTGATCTTGGACGGGGTGCTCTTGGAGAGCTGCCCTTGCTCGCATCAACGCCTCGCCGAGGATATTTTTCCCTGGCCACAGCGCGGGTGATGATGCCAACGGGCTGTCCGCGGCCAGGCCAATCCCCCAAATGGCGTCGTCAGGCGAAGCCTCTGCAATGAGCTTGGTGCCCGTGCCCAGCAGCAGAGCTTTCAGCGCCTCGTCCTTGGCGAACTTCTGATACACTGCCGCGAACGCAACATCGCGCACGTGTTTGTCCCACACTTGAGGGTCAAAGTTCCTCACTTGCCTCCCCAAGGCTTTGGCCTCCTGGGGTGTAGACGCTTTGCATATCAGGTCGTACGTATCCTTGTCCTTCATGAGCATGGCTTTACAAAGCATGATAGCTTTCTCAGAAAACTCCACGCAGGCGACATACTCGCTACTCTGGTCCAGACCCTCACTTTCGAGGTGAGCGATCAAGAAGGACGGAAACACAAACCTGGTCGGCTTGTCCTGGGAATAGAAGTTGCTGAACTCGCGGAACAGCTTGCCCTCACTGTGCCCATAGAACAGCACAATGTCAGTGCATGTGCTCCCACCTACGGAGGTGGAGTCACTGTCTCCCTGGGGGACGGATGCAAGGGGCTCGGCGACAACCTGGGCTACATCCGGCTCCTCGTAATTAGCCTCAGCCTGCGCGGCTAAGACTGCTACTGAAGGCTCTTCTGCGGGAGCGGCGGCCGGAGCCGCTGGCTCGGGAGCCACAATGTCCGCCTGGACGGTCGCAGGTGCTGTGAGGGCAACGTCGGGCATAGGTTGATTGGGAACGTAGAAGTTTGGATTCGGCAACGAGCTCGGCCGAGGCGCCACAGGCGGGTCGAGTAGATACGCGATCCTGCTCCGGGCGTTCCACCTTTGGATTTGCTTCTCGGTGGGGGGTCGCGAGCTTGCGCGGACCGCCTCCATCCGCGTCCTGGCGTCGAGCTCTTCCTTTTGAGCCAACACCTCAAACGCGCTGAGAAGCAGACCTTCGCTCTTGCCTTGCCCGCCCCACCTCAGGCAGCGTGCCTGTCGCCGTCCGGGGGGTGGTCCGATGCGAGCAAGGTACTCCAATGCAGGAACACCAACTCTTTCCGAGCCAGCTCCCTCAGAGCCGCTAGCCTCGTCATGGAGGCTGAGAGCGGTCTCTGGCTCGCCGATTGGTTCTAAACCCGTGTCTGAAACAAAAGGGCTGTCCCCCGGTGCTGGAAGGTTGGGTGGTGGGACAGGAGGCGCCATTGGCCTCACCATTTCGTCGAACGTAGACGTGTTCTCGGTCTTGATGAACGCAAGCAGCACACTCCTAGCCGTCTGGTCGTCCATCCTGTTGCTGGACATAAGATAATGTGCGGCAACGCCTGGGTTTACCCTCATGACCGCACTTCCTACTAGCTGGACTGCTTGTCGAGCCCTGCCAGCCTGCTCGGGTGTGACGTCGGAATCGTACTTGAGGCCAAGGGACTTGCAGGCCCACCTGCGTGCAAAGTCTGCATGCTCAGCTGGCATGGCGCCCGCAGCGACCTGCTTAATGTGCCCTGTAAGCCACAACCTGGCCATCGTAATGTCTGACACGTCTGTGGGAGGGTCAGCCCTGGTTACGGGACCGTCTGTCGTGGCCTCCGCCTGGGATGAGCTCGCCAGCTCATCTGCGTGCCATCTCGGACCGGCTGCGAACTTCTTCCACGCCTTCTTCATAGACTTAGAGGTCCAGATAGCGTTTACGGCGTCGTTGAACGGAAGTGGGCCGTCGGCGCCCACCATGTTGGTCATCCGGGTGACGTTCCTGAGACGCTCCTGCATCTCAGAAATGTCCTCGTCCTCAGCCCACCTGTTCTCCTGGTTGGCCCTGTCGCCGGGGTAAACCCCTTGTGAAGCCTCAGAGCGAGCCCCTGGAACACATTCCAACTTGCACTTCGGCATCGGTACCAGTCCCAAGGCCCTTCTGAAGCGATGTAAATCAAAAGCGTTCACCATGAGGTTCTCGTTGTAATCTTTGCGACCACTGACGTGGACGCCGACAATGCGAGTCCCCGCTGTGGTTTTGGCGAACACCGGGCTTCCAGAGAAACCTCGCATAGTGCTGGCCGAATGTGGCACTAAGCCGTGCATGGTGTGCTCGTGAGTGGCGGGTAAGAGGTGGCCGGAGCCTGCACAGGCTTCGTTGTCTCGATTGAGGCCGTAAACCTCAATCTTCGCCTGTGCGACTCGAGAGTAGCCGACATCGTTGGTGGCCCTTACCCCCAGGACTGCCCAATCACTTGGAGACAAGCGTATTGCGCCCAGGTCCTCCCCCGTGTTCGGGACAAAGTTGTCGTTCATTAAGTACGGCGTGAAGTGTGCAGGTACGACATACTTACGATTGTCGGTCATGAACTTCGTGAAGGCGATCTGCCTTCCCTCGTTCATCAAGCTTGTGACCACGTGACCTGCCGTCATGAACATGTCAGCCTCTCGCCAACCCATTCCGACAAATCTCCACTCGTCGTGGTTCCCTGTGGACACATGTGCTGCCACCAGCTCCTTGGGGAGTACAGCGCGCTTCTCGATCTCAGGGCTCCCAAACAATGCACTTTCGGGTACCTTTGATCCCGCTTTCTCGCGGCTCCCGCCCACTTCCACTGGTTTTAGCTGGTACTTGGTTACTGTAGGCTCTCCGTTTATCATCTTCGCGTAAAGCGGAATGACCTTGTACATCTCGAGCGTTTCGGGGTCGCGATACCACGACGCCTCATTCCACTTGATGAACCCAGTCTCAGGGGGGGCCGCCCGCCCGTAGGGCTTCAACGTGGTATACCACATTAGCCTCAACAAGACGAGCAGACCGTTCCATCCTTTCTTGACGACAAGAAACACAAACTTCCAAAACAGGTCAGAAACACTGACCTTGCTCCAAAATTGTTGCGCACACGCCGCCCCCAATAAACAGAGGCCCGCGCACTTCAAGTTGCCCGCGCTCAGCACGAGCTGGATTTCGCCAGCCTCGTTAAACGCAAGCATTTCCGCACTCAGCGAACGCGAAAAGGTTTCCGAAGGAAAGAGAGATGTTTCCCGCGAGGGGAGAGAGAGTGTTTCCCGTTAGGTGGGAAGAACCAAGTGTGAAACTAAGACGTATCTTAATTTCG